TAAAGCCCCGTCAGATGATGATGAGTTAGAGCAATTTAGCGAAAAAGTTCAAAAACGAATTGGCAAGATGACTGCTCGTCTAAGAGAATCTGAAAGAAGAGAAGCTGCTGCTTTAGATTATGCTAAAGCTATGAAAGCTGAAGCAGATCAAGCAAAAACCAGAACTGTTAATTCAGATCAATCTTTTGTTAATGAATTTGAAAATAGAGTTTCAGCAGAAGAAAAATTAACGAGAGCTGCTTTGTCTACAGCTATAGATAGAGGAGATGTAGAAGCTCAAGTAGATGCTCAAACTCGTTTAACTAAAATAGCGCAAGATAATGAGCGTTTAAACTACATTAAATCAAATAGACAAAACCAAGCAGCAGCCCCTGTTGCTCCTGTTGCCCCTGCCCCTGCCCCAGTTCAACGTAGAGACCCAAATGCAGAAGATTGGGCGTCTAAAAATGAGTGGTTTGGTAGCGATGAGCCTATGACTTTAACTGCGTTTAGTATTCATAATGATTTGGTTAATAATCAAGGGTTTCAACCTGATGTGTACCCTCAACCGTATTATGCTGAGCTAGAACGGCAAATGAAAGAAAGTTTTCCACAAAAATTCAACCCACAAGAAAACCCCAATAAAACAACGCGAAAAGGTCCCGCTGTAGGAGGAGCTTCTCGAGGAAGTGCAAGACCAAGACAAAATAAAATCACTCTTACAAAATCGCAGGTTGTAATTGCTAAAAAATTAGGTATTACTAATGAACAATACGCAAAGCAAGTTCTTGCAATGCAAAAATCGTGAGGAAAGTTAAAAAATGACTGATAGAAACCCACGCGCTTCCCAAACAAGGGAAACAACAAGCCGAGCGAAAGCTTGGAAACCCCCGTCTTCACTCGACGCCCCCCCTGCCCCAGAAGGCTTTGTACATCGTTGGATCCGTGCTTCAGTTATGGGTTACGATGATACTAAAAATTTATCTGCAAGAATACGCGAAGGCTTTGAATTAGTTCGCGCTGATGAGTATCCTGATTTTGAAGCACCTACTGTTGAGGATGGAAAACATTCTGGCGTTATCGGTGTTGGCGGTCTAATACTCGCAAGATTCCCTTTAGAAACTCGTCAACAACGGACTTCCCATTTCCAACAGCAAACTGCTGATCAAATGGACGCGGTTGATAATGATCTAATGAGGGAACAACATCCGTCTATGCCGATCAGCAAACCTGAGAGGCAATCTCGTATAACCTTCGGCAAGGGTAACACCTCCGAATAAACATAAAGGATTGAGCTATGGCAAATTTAGATGCCGCTTTCGGGCTACGCCCATATAAAATGCTCGGTGCAGGTGCTAACACTAATGGCATTTCTACATATAAAATCCAACTAGCGAGCGTAGCGGGAACATCGAGTGTTATCTATGAAGGTACACCTGTTATTCCTCTCGCAAACGGTTTGATTGATATTGTAGGAGCTGCCGCTGGTGGTACTGTTCCTCTACTGGGTGCATTCATAGGTTGTAATTATACAGACTTGAATGGAACACCGACTTTTACGAATCAATATCCAGGAACAGGTTCTATAAAATCTGGTACTGAAGCTACCGCACTTATTGCAAATCACCCTGATCAGTTATTTTTGATCAATTGTAATGCAGCAGCAGCTGATTCAGTCGTTCACGCAAACGCCAATTTTGCTTCTGGTACAAGCGGAGACACCTCAACAGGTAAATCTTCTGCTGAGTTAGCCGTATCAACAGCAGCAACCACAAATACCCTAAATATGCGTATTGTCGGTTTTGAAGATTCACCTTCAAATGACGATGCAACTGCGGCAGGTAGGTTGGCGATTGTTTTACTTAACAACCACTTTTATCGTTATAATGCTAACGGTACTGGCGCAGGTATCTAGGAAGGAGATAGATAATGGCTATAACACGTTCCCAGCTCCTTAAAGAACTTGAACCAGGACTTAATGCCCTGTTCGGTTTGGAGTATGATCGGTATGACAATGAACATGCTGAGATCTTTGAAACTGAATCTTCAGATAGAGCGTTTGAAGAAGAGGTAATGTTGGCAGGGTTTGGACAAGCCCCTGTTAAAACAGAAGGCGCGGCAGTTTCTTATGATTCTTCCAATGAAGCCTTCACCGCTCGTTATACGCACGAGACAATAGCACTTGCGTTTGCGATTACTGAGGAAGCTGTAGAGGATAATCTCTATGACCGCCTAAGTTCTCGTTATACTCGTGCATTAGCTCGTTCTATGGCGAACACCAAACAAGTAAAAGCAGCGTCTATTTTAAATAACGCATTTAATTCAAGCTTTGCTATTGGTGATGGTAAAGAACTTTGTGCAACTGACCACCCGACTGTTGGCGGTGGTAATCTTGCTAATGAGTTATCTACTGCGGCAGACCTTAACGAAACATCTTTAGAACAATCGATGATTGACATCGCAGCGTTTATTGATGAGCGTGGTCTAAAAATTGCTCTACAGGGTCGTAAGTTGATCATTCCCCCTGCGTTACAATTTGTAGCGGAGAGGCTAATGGCTTCTAATTTACGCACTGGAACAGCAGATAACGACATTAACGCAATGCGTAATATGGGCGTTTTACCTGATGGTTATGTAGTTAATCACTTCTTAACCGATACAGATGCATTTTTCATTAAGACAGATGCACCTAATGGGTTTAAACACTTTGAGCGTAGCGCAATCAAAACATCTATGGAAGGTGATTTTGAAACAGGCAATGTTCGTTACAAAGCTCGTGAGCGTTACAGCTTCGGTGTATCAGATCCACGTTGTGTATTTGGTTCTCCAGGAGCTTAACTCTTGTTTATGTGAATCCACTAAGGGCGGCTCAGGTCGCCCTTTTTTATTTAATAGGAGAAAATTATGGATTGGATTAAAGGCAGATTAAAAGAACCTTCAAGCTATGGTGCTGCGGCTGTAGTTGGGGTTGGATTAGGCATTCTACTTACCCTCCCGATACTAACTTGGGCAGGTATAGTTTGTGCTATATTTGGATTAGTTCTTAAAGAGAAATCAAGCGAATAAAATAACCTTTCTTTTTATAAAAAGGTAGTGTAATCTAAGGTTACCTTGACAATCGCATTCTGCGGTTGACATTTGCCAAGACAAGGAGATTGACATGGCTAATACAACATTTACAGGAGCAGTCCGCTCCGAAAACGGATTTAAAGTAGTATCAAAAAATTCTGAAACAGGTGCATATACTGATACAGCGGTCATTGCCTCAACAGGTATTGTCACAAATAAATATGTAAAACACGTCGGTTTTGCGACAGGTGTTACTGTTAACACTACAGCAGGTGATAGCCCGACAATCGGTGAGTTTACTCAACCAGCAAATACAATCATCACTAACATTAAGATATTTTGTGACACAGCTCCTGTAATTGGAACTGGCGATATTGGATACGAAGTTGGAACATCTAGCTCAGGCGCACAAATTGTTGCGGCTCAGACAGATGAGATTCTTGATGGCGGTACAACNGTTGTAGCTCACAACGTAACTGTGACTAGTTTGGTTCTTCAAACACAAGATGGCACAACTGCACCAGCTTCTGTTCAATATACAGACACCGCAAGAACTATTTACTGCAACATCACAAATACTGTCGATGCGACAACAGCAGGATCGTTCACATTTATCATCGAGTACGTTCAAATCGCATAATTAATTAGGTGGGGGGAAACCCCTACCCTTTTTATAAAGGAGATAAAAATGGCAGGATCAGATGTAACCCCAGTCATTATCAGTGATGAAGTAGCTCTTGATGCTGACGGTATTTCTGTAGCGGCAGCCGTTGGTAACAACGCGGCTTTAACTATTGGCGGTGCTTTAGCTTCTGGTGGAAGTGTTACTAATGCTTCTGGAAGACAGGTAACGATATTATCAGCAGGAAATGATTCTTCAAAATCATTTACTGTAGTTGGAACAGATGTAAATGGCAGTGCCTTAACTGAGTCTGTTACAGGTGCTAACGCTGGAACAGCAACAAGCTCTGGGTACTTTAAAACAATTACGAGTATTACGGCTGTGGGTAATCCAGCAGGAAACGTATCAGCAGGTATTAACAACAATGCTTTAGGTGTGATTTTTGCAGGTAGATGTAGATTGCAAGGATTTTCCTTTGTTTCTGGTGGCACAGCAGGAACAGCTAATCTTAGAAACTCTGGCGGAACAGGTACTGAACTAATACAATTTAGATCAATTGGAACAGATAATACCTCAGACGACCCCTTTATCCCCGATGAAGGGGTGTTGTTTACAGAGGGTTGTTATGTTACCTTTATTGTAACTACTATGGACTTAATGATGTTTTATCACGCGTAGGAGAAAATCATGGCTACTACTTCAGCTGTAAAACGAACAGCTTCTGGAAGAGTAATTTATCGTGGAGAATCTTTTGCAGGATTTAACAAACCAAAACG